CAGGCTTGGGCTATGGGAAGAGTAAAAAGTTTTGTAACAGGTAAAGGTGGTGCAAGGAAAGCTGATAAAGACCTGTTGCGTTCAAAAAGAAAGAAAGGATTAGTATAATGCCAGGAACAATGAAGATGTATAATATGAAAAAGAAACCTGCAATGAAAGGTAAACAATCAAAGCTAGATGCCAACAAGGATGGCAAGATTAGCAAAGAGGACTTTGCCATGCTAAGAAATAAAAAGAAGAAGGCATAGACATGGCTTACTACACAAAAACAAAAAAAACAAAAAAGAAAAAGAAAAAACAAACAGCTCGTTCTGCTAGAAAAAAAGGTTTAATGAGGTACTAATGTCTATACAGGACTTTATAAAAGACACTTATGGAACTAGAACCTCTGGCGTTGGCACAGGAGAAAAAGGTAGTGCCAGAGCTTTAACTTTAAAAGAGGCTCGTGCAGAGACTGCAAAAACAGCTAAACAAGTTCTAAGAGCCAAGAGAGATAAAGAAAGACCTACTCTTAAGTTACAGCTAGAGGGTATGAGAAGTCGTAGAGCAGACTATGACCTGATGAAAACTCAAGGTGTCATATCCACAACTAAACAAGGAATGGACCTTCTGTCTAAAATAGAAGATAAAAGCACAAGACCAGAGGTTGTAAGGCATATGGCAAAATTAAACGATGCACAACTAAACTCTTTGACTGAGGTTTTCAACAGAAGAGTTGCGTCTATGGGTGGTATATCACAGGCTGTAGCTCAAAGCATTTACAAGAATATGTTAAAAAACGCAAGAGAGCTTAGAGGTGATACTGGTCTAAGCCAACAAAAAGCACAGGTGGATACTACTTTAGGTTTCAACGCAAAAGAGTTAATTACTAGAGGTGTGGATCTTACAAAACCTCTTTACGATAAAAAAGGTTTTGACTTAGATGTTAATCCAACTTATGTAGGTTTTAAATTTAGAAAGCAATTCTAATGGTGGCTAAAAAATATCAGAATCCAAAAGGTGGATTGAACCAAGCAGGAAGGGATTTTTTTAAAAGAAAAGAAGGTAGTAATCTTAAGTCGCCACAGAAAACAGGCACAGGACCAAGGAGAGTTTCTTTTGCTGCACGATTCGCTGGTATGAAAGGTGGCATGAAAGACGAGAAAGGTAGACCAACAAGACTTGCTTTAGCACTCAAGGCTTGGGGGTTCAGAAGTAAAGAAAGTGCTAGAAACTTTGCACAAAGGCACAAAAAGACATGATGAGATTAAATGAAAGAGAAGTCCTAGATAGAGCCAAGAAAGCATTTGGCAGAAAGGATCTATGGAGGACAATCTATGAGGACTGCTACAGATACGCACTCCCTCAGAGAAACTTATATGACGGATACTACGAAGGTCATGTACCAGGTCAAAACAAAATGAACATGGTATTTGACAGTACAGCTATTCATTCCACACAAAGGTTTGCTAATCGTATACAATCAGGCTTGTTCCCTCCCTACAAGAAATGGTGTCGGTTAGAACCTGGGGATGATATTCCACCAGAGAGAAGAGCAGAAGTACAACAAGCACTTGATATTTACCTCGATAAAATGTTTACTGTCCTTCGTCAGTCAAACTTTGATTTGGCTATCGGAGAGTTTCTGCTTGATCTCTGTGTTGGAACAGCAGTTATGCTGATACAAGAAGGGGATGATGTAAACCCAATCAGGTTCACAGCTATCCCACAATACTTGATAGCTTTGGAGGAGGGACCTTATGGTACTGTAGATAATGTTTATCGTAAATACAAGCTACGAGTAGAGGCAATCAAAAGAGAGTTTCCAAACGCAGAGATTCCAGAGAGTCTTATAAAACTTATGGAGACAAAGCCACAAGAACAAGTAGAGTTGTGTGAGGCAGTTATCTATGACACAGAAAGAGGAGACTACTGCTATCATTTGGTATATGAGAAAACTGCTGAAGAACTAATATACAAAAGAATGAATGAGACACCGTGGGTAGTCTCACGATATATGAAGGTAGCAGGTGAAGTCTTTGGTAGAGGACCTTTGGTTACTGCTATAGCAGATATCAAAACACTCAACAAAACTCTTGAGTTACTTCTAAAGAACGCATCTATTGCTTGTGCAGGTGTTTATACGGCAGCAGATGATGGAGTTATCAATCCATCTAATATAAGAATTACACCAGGATCCATAATCCCAGTAGCTAGAAACGGTGGACCACAAGGAGCATCACTTGCACCACTACCTCGCTCTGGTGATTTCAACGTCTCACAAATTGTTATCAATGATTTGAGAATGAATATTAAAAAGACGTTGTTAGACGACACCTTACCTCCAGACAATATGTCTGCAAGGTCGGCTACTGAGATTGTGGAAAGAATGAAAGAACTAGCACAGAACATGGGATCTGCTTTCGGTAGATTGATTACAGAGACTATGGTTCCTATTGTTGCTAGGGTTCTATCTATCATGGACAAGAAAGGATTGATACAATTACCTCTCAAAGTTAATGGACTAGAGGTCAAGATAGTTCCTATAAGTCCACTAGCAAAAGCACAGAACTTAGAAGAGATAAATGAGATAATGCAATTTGTACAGATAGCGGGTGCTTTAGGACCTGGTGGAATTGCTGAGATGAAACCAGATGAGATAGCTACCTACATAGGAGACAAGTTAGGTATACCATCTAATCTCAGAACTACTCCAGAAGAGAAACAAGCCATAGTGCAACAGAGTATGCAGATGGCTATGCAAGGTCAAGGTATGCCACCACAAGGTGCATCCCCAGACCAACCACCTATGCAAGAACCAGCAAGTGCAGTAGCTAGTGAGGTTACTGCATGAGTAAGGCAGGGTGGGATGGTATAGAGGTTCTTGATGAGAACCCTATGCAACTAAGAGATGATACTGTTGCTATTGATAAATCTTTTGCCAGAACCTTTGAGACAGAAGAAGGTAAGAAAGTTTTGCAATACTTAATCAGCAAAACCTTACAGCAACCAACTTGGATACCAGGTGGGGATACTAGCTTTGGTTTTGCTAGAGAGGGACAGAATAGTATCATTAGAGAAATACAAACTAGAATTGAGAGGGCGAAAGCATGAATGACGAAAAAGAACTACAACAAGAAGGACTAATGGCAGATGCTCCTACATCTGAGGATCAACCTGTAGAAGAAGGCGTAGAGATACCTCATAAAGTAGAGGCACAAGAGGAGCAGACTATAGAACCTGCATCTGAAGATGAAGTCTTAGAAAAGCCAGATTTCTTGGAAGATAAGTTCTGGGATCCAAAAGAAGGCGTTAAGGTAGAAGATCTTAACAACTCCTACAAAGAACTACAGAAACAATTTTCTATGGGCAAACACAAGGCTCCCAAGGAATATGATCTAAATGTATTTGAAGGAATAGATGTTGAAGAAGATCCTTTAGCTCAAGAGTTTATTAGTTGGGCAAACACAAACAAACCAAGTCAAGAGGCTTTTAATCAACTTGTAGGAAAGTTTAGAGAGTTGGCAGATCAGCAAGAGGTAGAGTCATCTATCAATGTAGAAGAAGAAACTTCTAAGCTAGGACCAAATGCTCCACAGATTATCAATGGCATTAAGCAATGGGGACAAGGATTAGTTTCCAAAGGCGTATGGTCACAGGATGATTTTGAGGAGTTCAAGGTGTTTGCTGCAACTGCTAGTGGTATCAATGCGCTAAACAAAGTCAGGAAGTATTATGGAGAGCAACAGATACCTGTAGCTACAGTTGAGATGGATGGTATGCCAAGTCAAGATGAGCTGTACGAAATGGTGGCTGATCCTAAATATAAGTCAGATCCATCCTTCAGGAGACAGGTAGAACAGAAGTTTGCACAGGCTTTTCCTGGTAGTATAGATACTGGCGAAATATAATACTTGTAATCACCTAAAAAATATATTATTCTTGTAACCGAGATAACGAATGTTCTATTCGCCTCTGGCTGGTGTGGAAGTGCATCATTTTTTTAGCCGAGGTTCCCTCGATAACTAAAGTATATTTTTTTAATTTGTGTTAAACAAGGAGTAAACTATGGCACAGTCAATCACTAATGCTTTTGTTACTTTGTTTGATGCCGAGGTGAAACAGGCGTATCAAGGAGAATCAG